ATGAAGGTTATGCGGGTCACATGACGCTGAAGGCCAGCACGAAGAAGCGCCCACTTGTTCTGAACAAGGACAAGTCGCCTCTGACTGAGGAAGACGGCGTGGTGTACAGCGGCTGCTATGTCAATGCAATCATTGACCTGTGGACGCAGAACAACAACTACGGCAAGCGCATCAACGCCACCCTCCTTGGCGTTCAGTTTGCTGCTGATGGCGAGGCGTTCTCCTCCGGCGGCTCGTCAGCAAGCGTTGATGATTTCGACGATGTAGATGACGAAACATTCTAAGTAAAAAACCCCTGCGGCTCATGGTCGCAGGGGTAACTTTTTGAGAGGCCACCCCTCCATGATAATTATAGATACTGAAGTTTATAAAGACTATTTCCTGCTGATGGGTATGCACCTTGGCGCTTCACCAGACAGGTCGCTTATCGAGACATTCGAGATATATCCGGGCCACATCGACATTGACGGCATCCGCACAATGATGACCCGTGACACAACTATCGGGTTTAATTCGATTGGCTATGACCTTCCGATCATCGCCGCTGCTGTTAGCGGTAAGTCGAACCAGCAGATCAAGGACATTTCCGACAAAATCATTGTCGAAGGCAAGCGCCACTGGCAGCTTGGTATAAAAGTGCCGCGCAACTGGGACCACATCGACCTGATCGAACTGGCTATTGGTCAGGCATCGCTGAAGATTTACGGTGGTCGGCTGCACGCCCCAAAGATGCAGGACTTGCCGATTGATCCTGAGGCCAGCATCGATGCAGAGCAACGCGCCTTGCTGCGCGAATATTGCCGCAACGACCTTGAGATGACATCGATCCTATATCGGCATCTCCAGCCGCAAATTGATTTGCGCGTGACTATGGGTAAGCAATATGGCGCTGACCTACGCTCCAAGAGCGATGCGCAGATCGCGGAGGTCGTTATCGCCAACGAGATTGAGCGCCTTGGTGGGTGCGCTGAGAAGCCCGTCATCAAGAAGGGTTACACCTTCCGCTACAAAGACCCCGGCTTTATTCGCTTCGACAGCCCAGACCTCAACGCCATGTTCGAGCGCGTCCTCGAAACGGACTTCACGCTGTCGGCCAACGGCTCTGTCGAAATGCCTGAGTGGCTCAAAAAAGAGCGCATTACGATTGGCAAGGCCCAGTATCAGATGGGGATCGGCGGACTGCACAGTTGCGAGAAGCGCCAGTTCATCGAAGCCTCATCTGACGAAGTGCTGGCTGACTGGGATGTTGCCAGCTACTATCCGAACATCATCCTTGGTCAGCGGCTGTCTCCCAAGCACCTTGGCACGGACTTTCTGACCGTGTTCCAGAGCATCGTGACGCGCCGCCTAGATGCCAAGCGCGGTGGCGATAAGGTGACAGCCGACGTTCTGAAGATCGTCATCAATGGGACGTTTGGAAAGCTGGGAAGTAAGTACAGCTTTCTGTACAGCCCTGACCTTATGGCCCAGACCACAATCTCAGGGCAACTGGCCCTGCTGATGCTGATTGAGCGCATGGAGATGGCCGGGATCAGGGTCATAAGCGCAAACACCGACGGTATTGTTTTGCACGCGCCAAAGAGCCTTGACATTAAGATGCAGTGTATTGCTTGGGACTGGATGCTTGACACCAGCTACGAACTGGAGCGGACCAACTATCGCGCCATCGCCAGCCGTGATGTCAACAACTATGTTGCAGTGATGCTGGACGGTAAGACCAAGGGCAAGGGTGTGTTTGCATCGCCCAGCCTCGCCAAGAACCCTGACTGCCAGATTGTCTATGACGCAGTAGCCGCACGCATAGCCAGCGGGACACCGATTGAGAGAACAATCCGTAGGTGCGATGACATCCGGCGCTTTGTCACGGTGCGCAGGGTCACAGGCGGTGCGCTATGGCGCGAGGAGAATATCGGCAAGGCGATTCGGTCTTATTACTCTACTAGTGTCCCGTCCGACGAGATGATCCGCTACGTTAAGAACGGCAACAAGGTTCCCAAGTCGGAAGGCACAAGGCCGCTGATGCAGTTGCCTCCCGCATTTCCAGACGATGTGGATTATAGTGTGTATTTGGACGCAGCGGAGAAGCTGCTTTCTGAAGTGGGGTATTTGTGATGTTGGAACGTGATATTGAGCGCCGCGTGTCAGAGATAGCTAAGAAAAACGGCTGGCTATCCTTCAAATTCGTGTCCCCCGCCCAGCGCGGTGTCCCAGATCGCATATTTATGAAGGCTGGTCGAATTGTGTTCATCGAGTTCAAAGCACTGGGCAAGAAGCCGACTGAACTCCAAGATTACATAATGCGCAGGATGGTTGACGCTGGCTGCGAGGTCCATGTGTGCGACAGTATTGAGGATGGCTGCCGTGCGCTATCGATATGATCTCCATGAGTATCAAAGGCGCGTTGTCCAATTCATCATTGACACCAAGCGTTGCGCCCTGTGGCTCGACATGGGCTTGGGCAAAACGACCTCCACGCTCACGGCGATAACGGACCTGAGAGATTCTTTTGCGGTTGACAGAGTCCTTGTCATCGCTCCCCTGCGCGTGGCGAACACCGTCTGGAAGCAGGAGGCCGCTCAGTGGCATCATTTGCGCCATCTCGATGTTGCCATCTGCACAGGCAGTGAGCGCAATCGTATGAGCGTTTTGCAGCGCGATGCACACATATATGTGATCAATCGTGAGAACGTCGAATGGCTGGTCAACCATTACAAAAAGAACTGGCCGTTCGACTGTGTGGTCATTGACGAGAGCAGTTCGTTCAAGAACCCGACCAGCAAACGCTTCAAGGCGCTCAAGAAAATACTGCCGATGACCAATTATATGGTCCTATTGACAGGCACACCCAGCCCCAATGGTCTGCTCGACCTATGGTCCCAGACATATCTGATTGACCAAGGTGAGGCCCTGGGGCGCACAATGACGGCTTTCAAGCAGCGGTACTTTGAGACCGATTATATGGGTTACAAGCACACGCCGCGCAACGGATCGCCTGAGCGCATTTACGAACTGCTTGCGCCCATGACCATATCGATGTCGGCAGAGGATTATCTTGAACTGCCGGACCGCATTGACCTGATCGAGAGCGTGCAGTTGCCACCAGCCGCGCTAAAGGCTTACCAAGTGTTCGAGGACACGCTTCTGGCCCAGTTGCCTGACGGCGATATAGTCGAGGCCATGAACGCCGCTGTGCTTGCCAACAAGCTGCTTCAGAACGCCAACGGTGCGCTATATACTGACGATCTAGGTAACTGGTCAGAGGTCCACAGCGCAAAGCTGGACGCACTGGTCGATCTGGTCGAGCAGAACAGCAACGAGAATTTGCTTGTAGCCTACAGCTACAAGTCCGATCTTGAGCGCATCCAGAAGAAGTTTCCTTACGCAAGGACGCTTGACAAAGACCCGCAAACCGTAATCGATTGGAACGCTGGGTGCATTAAAATGCTCTTGGCGCACCCAGCCAGTGCCGGACACGGCCTAAATCTCCAGCGTGGCGGCTCCATGATAATTTGGTTTGCAATGAATTGGTCTTTGGAATTATACCAACAGTTCAATGCGCGATTACATAGGCAAGGTCAGGAGAAGCCAGTGCGGATTGTCCACATGATTGTAAGCAATACCATTGATGAGCGGGTGATGAGCGTACTCGCCAGTAAGGACACAAACCAGGCGGCGCTGCTCAACGCATTAAAACCAAAAAGGAAATGAAATGGACTATAACATAAAAATGCAAATTCGCCACCTGTGCGGCTACATCAGCGACAAATCGACAGTTCTCAACTATATAAATAGCCAGAATGGTCTTCGCCTTACGATGAGGGATATTGAGAACGCCCTTGCGGATGACAAGCGCCGCAAGCCAGCCGACCTAAAGCCCATGATGCCATCGCCACTTATCACCACGCATAAGAGCCGTGGCTATGATCCACTGGCACGGGCGCTGTTCAAATATCACGCTGATCGGACAACTGGTGCAGAGCATGAGTTTTGGATGTCCCGGCTGCTCTCACGCAAGAAGCCTAAAACTTTTATAGTCGATATGTAATTTTCTGTTTGACACATGAACCCTCTAATTATAGTTTGAGGGTATTAGCAATAAGGAGTGATTAAATGTTTAAACCACAACAAGCCGCGCCAATGGGGCGCAAACACCGAGTTTCATCCGACAGCGCATGGCCTCTGCGAAGCAGCATAGACGGCAAGACCTTTGCCGAACGCCGCGCCGAACGTGAAAAGGAACAAAGCAAATGAACGAGACACGCCAAGAGGCAATCACGCGTATCGGCAAGCTGCTAGACGGAAGCGTAACCCTGACGGGCAAAGACGTAGGCGGGAATGGCCGCTGGTTCACCCCTTATGACCCCGCCGCCGAAGAACGCGCCGCAATCGTGCGCTGGCTGCGAAACTTTTGGGACGGTTGCGAAGATGAAGATTTAAAGACCGCCGCGGACGCAATAGAAAACGGCGAACATTTGAAGGAGCAAAGCAAATGACCGCAGATAATTGGCTTTTCCTGTTGGTCATATCAGTCTGGATATTGACCGCATATCTCATTGCAACCGCGCCTGACATTACAGAGGAAGAGCGCAAGGAAATGGAAGAGGATTGGTGGTCATGAGCCGTCCAATGATTTATCCGATGGGAACGCTGGAAGTTGGCGAAGTTGCCACCATGCCAGCCGAGAATAAAGGCGATGCCAAGCGCACCAGTCGCAATGTGTCGCAATACGGCATCCGCCACGGCAAAGCCTTCAAATGCCGCACTGTCGAAGGTGTCACATTTATCACGAGGTTAGTATGACAGACGAACAAATCACACAAGCCGCACGGGAAATCTGCGCCGCCCAAGCGGAGAAGCAGGACAACGACGATTGGAGGGCTTATCTCTCCGGTGAATGGGATCACACAGTCTGGATGCGCCTTGTTCAACAAGGCATCCGCAAGGGCATCGCGATTGGGAGGTCGCTGTGAACGACATTGAAGCAAAAGCCTTGGCGCTGGTGCGCGAAGTGCTGGCCGAACGCGGCCTAAGCGACAAACGTGCAGTGCGCCGTGAGGTCTCCCCATATACCGAAGCACTATGCCGCGCCATCGAAGCGCACGAAGCCTTTAAGCAAGAGGTGAGCGATGCCTTGGTGGATTATTTTGGGGAACATTTGGTTGCAGAGGATGGTGGCGATGCGCTTGCCAGCTTCATCATCCCCAATCCTGACCCACTGGTGCGCGTCATTAATGAAGTGATTTACGCACAGCCCGACGGCGACATTAATGAAGCCACAATGGCAAAAGACCTTCGCGCCGCACTGGAAGCGCGTGGGCTGGAGATACGGGAGAAGGGGCAGTGAAAGAAGGATCAGTTATAAAGGGTTGTGTCTTGTCGGCAGAATCACTGCCTAAGCGTCCATCACCCCCTGCGCCAAATAAGAGGTCAAAGCAAATGATCGACCCAGCATCCGAATGGCAGTCAGGTTATGACGCTGGCATCAAAGCCGCAATCAACGCGCTGGAGGCTGACGCCAAGCTATGCGACTGCTTCGCTTTTGAGGACGATGAGTGCGCTTGCGGTGCTTGGTGGGATTACAAAACAATTAAGTCAGCGAGGGCTGTCGAGATTGTCCGTGACCTTACCGACCTCAAGCGCCCACGCCCGTAGCGCATCCAACTGCGCATAGGCATCAGCGACTATTTCGAGATCGGCAACAGGAACGATGGCCGTTTCGGCTCCTGACACAACTTCTCCGGGCACTGGGGTGGCTTGGCTTGCTCCGGTGCTTCCGGTAGAACCTTTAGCGGCTTGGCTCCGCATCCAGCGGTCAAGAGCAGCGCGGTTATCAGCAATGCGTTTTTCATAATTGGCCTCTGCTTTCTGTCCTGCAATTATATATTGGCGCTCGATATGAGCGATCTCAGCCTTGTTCAACTCTTTGGCCGCAATCTGTGCGCCAGTATAAGCCGCTACGGTGGCGCTGTGGGCTTTCTCCGACCCAATGTAGCGTTTCTCCCAGTGCCGAGCATTTTGCCACTGTACAGCCGCCAGAAGGGCAAATAGCCCTATTGCAGCATACGGTGCGAACTTCAGATACGGAACAAATTTAGTCAGCACGAGGTTGATCCTCTATCTTAACACCATCCTTGCCCACGGATATGTGCCGCCTTACAAACAGTGCAGTAAAGGCAGTCAGGCCAAGCATAATCTGCGCATGAGCAGCCAATGCCAGATAGAAGGTGTACGCTGTGTTTCCCGACACAAGCCACACGCCAACAGCCGCGAAGATGGTCATAATGATACAACCGCCAAGCAGTGCGCCGAACGCAGCGGCCCTGCGCCCGTTTGGTGTCCACAGGAGGCTGATCATATTGGCATACCTTGAGCAAACCAAGCTGGCATATCGAAGCATGGGCACTCCTTCAGCCATTCATGCTTCTCGACCACGCCATCGCCGTCCTTATCTGGCGATAGGTCGCGGTGGCCCATAACTGGTGGGTTCTTGTGCAACGCACGTATACGGGTGATGATTTCCTTCAGCGCCTTTTTCTGGGCTGAGGTCCGAGTGTCCTTGGGCTTGCCGTCTTTATCCAATCCGCCGACATAGACAATGGCGATGCTGTTCTTGTTCCAGCCCTTGACATGAGAACCGATGGCTGTGTCTGGGCGACCCTTTTCGATCTGGCCGTCTAACCGAACGACATAATGGTAGCCAATGTCCGACCAGCCCTGCTTCAGATGCCAGCCGCGAATCGTGGCGGCGCTTACGTCCTGCCCTTCACGGGTGGCCGTGCAGTGAACGACGATGCGTTTTATGGGAAAATTGCTCATGCTGCGTCCTCTAACATTTCCGTTGTTATCATAACGCGGCCCACAGCGCCATACTTCTTATGATAAGTGATGGCCCAAGCCGCCCGATCCGCAATCCAGCCTCCACGCGCAGCATAGGCGTCACGCGCTGCTAAGGTTGGGTGCTGAACGACTGTGACGCCGTTATATTCTTTTTCGTCGCGGTGGTGGCGATGTCCGCAATGTATCTCGCGCCGGGTCGTGCGGCCCCACGCTTGCGGGAACTGTGCAGCGAACAGTAGAGGCAGGGACTCGTTCTTGACCTTGTGCCCGTGGTGAACGCCCAGCATGGTGGTCCCCCATTCAAAGACATAGAATGGCAGGACACTATCATTGACCGTAACGCGAGGCTCTTCTTCGTAATGCACCGAGAACGAGTCGGCTAACCAGCCGCTTGCTTCTTCGTCGTGATTACCTTCGGCTATGATCAGATGGACCTCTTGATGGCGTAGCAAAGACATTGCCACCATCGAACGGATCACGCGAATTGCGGCCCTGCGTATCTTGGGGAAGCGGCTGTCGGCGTCCAGAACGTGCTTTGACGCTGGTGTGACAGGCGTTTTGCCATCCGTATGCAGAAAGTCGCCTTGGATGTTGATAACTGCTGTGTGGGCAGTAGGGCTTTGATTGATCATTTGGCTCAGGGCCGAAATGATTGTGCGCTCTGCTATTGACACGCTCCAGTCGCTACCACCCTCTTCGCGCCACGCCAGCATACCAAGGTGGTAGTCGGTGAACGTGTAGAGGTTGCACAGATGCTCCTCAGAGGCCGCTGGAGCAGCAATTGATACCGCTGGTGGTATCTCGTCCTTAAAACCATCAACTGTCTCTCTCATGGCGTCCATGAGAGCCTGATGGTTTAGTGACGCCTTGACCCATTGCCCAGACGGCTTGCCTTCTTTGTTATAGTAAGTGCTGACGCCCTTGGCGACAAAGCCATCAGGCACTGGCCGAGTAAAGTCATGCTCTGGCGCATAACCGAGCCTTGCCGCCTTTTTCTTGACAGCCGTATAGGTCTCGCTTGCGCTACCTAGATTCAGGCCCAGTTCAATCGATGCTGCTCTTGCGCTGCCAAGTCGATCTATGGCTTCCAAGACTTCCCTTTGACGAGGCGTACAATATTGATACAGGTTCTCGTCTATTTTCAATGGATTCATTAGTCACCTAATCTTTTGGCAAGCGTTCTCCTGAGAACCTTGCTTCAAACCAATCATATATGCGTAAGGTCATCCACACTATCGTGAGCAATGAAGCCAGTGGGGGAAGGATTTGCACCAATGTGCCAAAAGCCGCCAACGCAGCGGCCCCGTCAGCGATGTGCTTCACGTTATCCCCCAAATGATTCAATAGTGTGTGGATTTTCATCGTCAGCCCCAAGGAAGAGGTGGGTTGACAACAGGTGGGTTCTTGGCGTTCTCGATTTGAGTTGCAAGATTTGCCTCAATTCCAGCAACAGCATCTTCTCCCATCGACTCTTGCACCCAGCCAATTACGACTTCTTCGGTCAGATCGGCAAACGGTACGAAGGTCGCCTCTGGATCGAGCGTCAGTGATGCTGAACCGTAGGTGTAACCGCTGAACTCACCGTCTTGTGCGGTAGCCGACCAATGCACAGTGAACACAACCTTTTCGTTGCCCTCATGCTCTGGGTGGCAGTCAAGCTGCGATACTTTCCAAGTCGTTGTCATTCTTAATTCCCTTCTAATTGGGCCACACGGGCGCGGAGTGATTGGACTTCTTTGATAAGCATTGGAACGAGTTTGGCATAGTCTACGCCCATCATCATCTCCTCGTCTTCAGGGACAGTAACTGCTTCGGGGGCAACAGGGAGCAATTCCTGCGCCACCATACCATAGCGCCAGTGCATATCATCAACCTTGAAGTCCCAACTGCGAACTTTGATGGCGTCAATCAGCGCACCAGCATCCGGAGCGTCAACGATGTTCTTTTTAACTCGCGCATCTGAAGTGGTGGTGTACGAGGTCGTACCGCCAGACCAAGAAATCTGCCCGTTGTTAGTCCCGCCGTTATATTCAAAGTACGCGTAAATGCCGCTGGACGCTGCCGAGTTACGAACCAAAAGGCCACGGTCATTAGCGTTGAGCGTCAGAGGCCACGACCCAGCGCCAGTAACCTTAAACTCGCTTGATGTATTGCCACCAAGCGGTGCCGTGGTTCCTACAAGGAGAAAGCCACTGCTGTTAAGACGCATACGTTCTGTGTAAGTGCCGCCGCCCGTGCTGTCGTTTGAGAACAGCGTTGCGCCACCAGCCGTTTGAATGCGGAAGCCCTTGTTGCTGTCGTTGCTGTCGCGCCATGTCTGAAACGGCTGGAAACCCGTGATGCGGATTGCGTCTTGGGCAACAACCTCTAGCTTACTACCCGGCGAACTCGTACCAATCCCGACGTTGCCGCCGTTCACGAGGCTCATGATTGGAGAGCCGGGAGCGCCCCCCGAAAGAACATCAAGCTGGGTTCCTGTCGCTTGAAGCCGCATATCCCAGCCATTGCCGACTGGGCGGAGCATGAGGTAGTTGCCGTCCCTGATTTCCGTAGTGCCGCCAGTAATCGTCAAGCGGCTGCTAGGCGAACTCGTACCAATCCCGACGTTGCCGCTGCTGTCGATGCGCATACGTTCTGAGCCGTTGGTCTGCAAGATTAGCGGGTAGCTGTTGGCGGTTCCAAAATAGGCAGACGAAGCCGTGGCGAACATATCCAAAGCAGCGCCAGAAGCGCGTTCCGCACGAAGTCCAGCATCCGACCCACTGCGGTAGATATATAGCGGGGTAAAGCTAAGAGGTGCTGCACCAATTCCAACGTTACCCGCGCTGGAGATGCGCATCCGCTCTGAGCCGTTAGTATTGAAAATTTGCACGCCACCCGGCGCTACAAGTTGTGAATTACCAGAGGAGTCAACTTGCAACTCTGCATAAGAAACTGAGTTTGCAGCACGCACCGCAACGGCTGTTGCGCTTGCCGTCAGAAGATGCAGCTTTGTTGCTGGTGAACTCGTACCAACGCCCAAATTCCCACTGACATAGCCAACACCAGCCTTAGTGATGCTGAAATGCTCAGTGCCGTTGGTCTGAAGGGTGACAAGTTTAGAGGCACTGGCCGACGCGCTGTCAGTCACGTTCAACTTGATGCCGTTGAAGGTCGTGCCAGAGGCGTTCCAAGTGTCCGTAAGATCGTAGATATAGGCCATCAATATCCCTTTCGCGCCATTACTAGCATTTTATCGTTTAACTGCCAACTGCTGATGCAGTACCAATAAAGAAAACGTCTTTTGTCGGTGTCGAACTTGTGCGCCGTGCAAATAGTTGGACTTCATAATTCGTGCTTGCTGAAAGCCCAGTCTTAGTTGGCGACGAGTTCACGAAGCCGTCTTCAGAGAACCAAATGCCGGATTCCTGATACACAAGCGGATCGGGGTCAGAGTTTACGGCTGAAGCAACATCTGCAAATGAACCACCAACAGTTCGATACTGCCACTTCATCTCCACATTGGAGTTGGGGTCAGTAATCGCTGGCGTTGCCGCTGTGCATGTCGTTGTCAAGGCCGCTGAGAACTGTATTTGCCCACTGGTCCCCGTCTTTACCGTCATCAAATCGGAGATAGCCACAAAGCTGGTTCCGCTGACCGAGTTGAATGTCGAGTCACTAACGGTTGTGCCGCCACCTGATCCCGTGCTTGGGGGCGCTGCGTCATTACGGGTAACCCCAATACGAGCATCGAGAGTCGTACCGTCGCGTTGAGAGCGCACTTCAATAGCAGCCGAAAGGGCCACAGTCGCGCCTGTTGGGATGGTCACAATACCGCTAGACGAAATTGTCACTGTGCCAGTGATACCTGTTTGCGATATGATGCTCCAAGTAGTGCTTGAAGATACATCAACGCCACCGCGCCGACGAATAACGGAAATGGTCTTGGGCAACTGACCAGCCGATAGGACACCAAGATAGTCAGCGGCGAAGGCCACTGGGGCAACCTGATCGAGCGATGGCACAGCGTTGGCTGTAACGTCAGCGTTATCCTCTGGCTTGTCGCCGTTATCGTCAATAACCCCAGACCAGTCAGCCGTTGTGCCAGCCACATCAATCCCAAGGATGAACGGGCTGTTGAGCGGATTGTAGACCGTAGGAGCCGTTGGCGTGACTGGGGCAACATCATCGCGGTCCCATGCGTAGATAGCGGCGTTCTCTTCGACCAGTGCAAGCGGCACTTGACCGTCAAAGCGAATTTCTTGGCTGACCACACGCATGGGCTTGTTCGACCAGCCGAGCGCCTCAAGGCTGAGAAGCACAACGTCACCGACCTGACAGCCGAGCGCCTTGGCGTTAAACACAGCCGACAGCATACCGCGATACTGGTTGCGCTGGAGTATCTGCTTTGCGATCCGCTGCGCCCTGCGTCCGTCCTCGACATAATACAGGTCAACGCTCATCACGCGCTCAACGCCATCAGGCGATGCGAAGCCGACCTCTGGGTAATCGACAAGCTGGTAAAGGCTGTTCTGCGACGGGTCGATGAAGCGGCCACGGGCAATGTTGTAATTCTCAGTCAGGCCACGGGTCTGCTGCCAATCGAACTCACCCAACATGTCCGCCTCGTCCAGTTGCAGAGTATAGTCCGCAAGGTCGTTTTTCATGACGGTCAGGGTCAACTTACCACCGCTGTCACGAAGGGTGGCGTTCATCGACATTAAGAAGTTGTTGATTATGTCCATGCGATCATCAGCGTCAGACGCTGTGCCGCTGGTCCGATAGCGTTTCTGCGTGCCGCCTGTCGCAAGGGTCACGCTCTCATCGCAGATGTTTGCAGCCGTGATGAACGACTCCATATCGATGCGGGTGTAAGGAACGCCA